TAATACTGATTTTATGAATCCTTTAGCCTTTTCTTCTCCTTCAGCTACTTCTAATTCTTTGTGTATAGCGAATAATGGGTCTTCGTTAGCTATAGATCTGATGTGTTGTTGTTGGATTTTGTTATCATCGTCAGCTAATCTTCCATCCCCTATTAATATAGCTCTAGCTATCTCTTCTTCTAACATCATTCTCATTTCTTGTTTAATCCAAGCAACTACATCGAAGCTAGTTATATCTATAACGTCATCTCTGTGTAATTTTTGCTTTTTGTATATAGTTTGAGGGTCAGTTGTTCTCTTTAATAGTGAGAATACTTCTTCTTTCTTTAAGTCACCTTTCATGTAACCTAATGCTCTAGCTTCGTCTTCTCTTATATCAGCAAACATAGATTTTATTCTAGAGAATGGTGTATGATGTACTCCAGACATTACTTGAGCAACCCATCCTGTGTCTCTCTTGATGAATTCAGGTACATTATTCATGTTTCTGTATTCAGGGAATAACATAGATATACCTTCGCCATCAGCGTTAGGTTTTATACCATAGTTATCATATATAGCATCTCCGTGTTCGTCAGCATGTTGTAATACTGCTTCTTTTAAAGACCCTAATCTTTTAGCGTCTCTTAATATGTTTTCTACATCAGCATGTGATAATACATTTTGGTTATTTTGGTTATCGTTTTCAAATACATTATGTTTCATTTCTTCTTCTCCTCCATTATCAATATTTGAATGTTGTGCTGCATTTTCTTCTAAAGCTTGCCCTATAAGAGCATACATAACGTTCTTTTGTTCTTCAGTCATAGAGTCAACAACGTCTTGGACTGTTTTTTCTTTCTTGTTGTCTTCCACTTTCTTATCCTCCTCTTTCTTATCATTTTGAATTTCTTCATCGGCATGATAAAGCTCGATGTCTTCTCCAGTGTATATAACACCTTCTTCGTCTGAAGTTTCACCGTGTCTAAGAATAGAGTCTATGAAAGCTCCAGGATTTGCTCCTGCTAAAACTAAACTGACTTCTCTTATGACACCATGTTCCACATTTCCACCTTTTTGTTTTAGTTGATTCGCATATATAGATAGAGCTGTAACATCGCCATGCTCAACTAGCATCTTAGCATTTTTACCTGCTTCTGTATCATTGAATGTGCAGTATGCATAAACGCCGTTATCTCTATTTTCTAATAATGCATGACCTAAAACATTAAGTGGGTCGTTGTGTTGATGATTCCAAACTAAAGGTACTGTCTGTCCATCGTTGTGTTTGAAAGCATCTTTCATGATAGTTCTTCCGTCTGAGCATTTTAAGTTATTCTTAGTTGCCCATCCGCTAAAATCATACTTCATCCTTATCGCTTACCTCCTTTTCTATAGTATTAGGTTTTTGTTCAACCTCTTCATTAGATTTGTTTAAGTTCTTATTACGTAACTCATCCGCTTCTGGGTCATCGGAAGGTTTGATACCAACTATTTGTCTTATTTCATTCGAAGATAAGATTTCGTTACGTGTGAATTTATCCGCTATTTCTGCCATTTCGTTAACAGGTACAAGTTTAAATGGGTCCCTGAAGAACTTGATAGCTTGTTTCTGTGCTCTAGCAGTTTTCGTTAAGAACTTACGATTCATCTCATCTACTATAGCTGCTATTATAGGTTCTATAGTACGATTGTAGTAATTCAACATAGTTTTATCATCAGCGCTACCATCTAGTATAGCTTGAGTCAGCCCAAGTTGACTGTATAACATATTAGTTAAGTATTCAATCTGGTGCATTAAGTTGTTCTCAGCAGGTCTATTCAACTGAGTTATTCTTTCTGTACCATCAGTATAAGCTATACCGTATTTTGAACCAGCAAGCTGCATCTCTATGTCTTTTCTTCTGTCTTCTGCTTGTTTACGTCTAGCTTCGCTCTTTATAACGTAAGGTAATTGTATTATTAAGTCTAGTTTTCCAGAACCTGACTGCTCATCCACTACGTCTAATAAATTTAACTTACGTATAAGACGTTGCATAGTAGAGTTGTGTTCGTTAATGACCGCATATAAAGGATTTTCTATTATAGCCACTGTGGTTTTAGGAAGAGTCACCTCTTCATGGATACCTTTTTGGTCATTGTATAATCTAACTCTCACGTGTGCCGGATACCATTCTATGATTTTACCAACCCTCATGGTATTTATTTCATAAGAACCAGATACGTTGGGGTTGATGGTTGTATCTACCGGCACTATAGCAACACATCCTTCATCCAACATGGACATTACCACATCTTGTAAGAATGCTCTACCTGTTTGGTCAATGTTCGCTTCGACATTCAAGCAGTTTTGTAATCCGGAGTTTATCTCTTCAGTGTATCTACCATTCTCATCAAGTCTTACATGTTTGATTGCTATGGCTGCTACATCTAAAGCCAAACGGTTATATACAGATGTTACTATCGATCTTTCATTACCTCTTGTGAAACGAACGCGGTCTGGTTTATTGTAACTAAAATATCCCATATCCTGATAGGGACGTCTTCTATCGTTATCCAAGAAAGCATTCCAAGCATGTTGTAATCTATCTGTTATTCCCATTTTGAATTTTCACCTCCTTATCGTTGAATTCCTTTAAGGTCGCGACTTTTCTTAATATGTTCGTCGCTCATGGCTATATCATAGTACTTCTGTAAGTCGTTAGCCGATAATTTCACAGATCCTGTTTGTTTTATAACGCCCATATTTATAACTATTAAAGGATCTTGAGACGCTCCTGTTTTTCTATCATTAGTATCACTTATAGCATCGAATCCTTTATTTGTTAGGTACGAATAAAAACTATCGGTTGTTGTAGATTTTTGTCCGACTATAGCATTACGTACATATTCTTCAGCCATTTTTATGTTTTTCGCGTCATTAGGGTCATTAGTAAGTTGTGATACTTTCTTTTGCCATTTACTTTCTGCTTTCTTGAAAAACAAAGCATTCTCGTTGTAAGCATTAGCGATATCTTTTGTTACTGCTTCTGGGTTTTTCTTTGCAATAGATAGGAAGGCTTCTACTACATCTCTATCGCTTGCCACTTTCATATCTTTCTTTACCACGAATGTGTTTTTATAAGCAGGGTCGCCATCATACATAAAGTTACCCATCATATTTGTATATTCTGTTTTATCCCATTCGGTATATGCTGTGTATAGACGTTTACTTCTTCTGGAATTACTATCGTCTAAATTTATAGCTCTCTTAGCGATTGTTTGTAGCTCTGTCCCTTCTTTTATATATCTCTCTTTAGAATTCACTTCATCTTTATATCGCTGTGCTCCAGCTGGTGTTAATGACCCATCAGCGTTTTGGTATCTTCTAACACCCCACTTTTGGCCTTTTATTCCGTGGTGGTAAAGTTCATCACTAGCAATAAGGTCATCGATTCTGTATTCTTTAGCCATTTTGAATTCTCACCTCCTTTTTTACTCGAAGACATCTTTGTTTAGTTTATACGCAACATAACCATCCATCATAGCTGCCACGGCGTCTATCTTCTGGTCGTATCTTTTCTTTAGTAGCTTACGGTTACCGTTTGTGTCTTCTAAAGTTATACAGTTACCCATAGTAAATGTCATTAGTTCTTCGTCGAATATCAGCATCCTTTCTTCTGCTAGTTTCTTAAGTTCTCCTAATGGAACAGACTCAGTCTTAGCTCCTTGTATTACTTTTTCAATCCCGAATGGACCGTTTTCTCTTTCCCAACGTTCAACAAATGCTCTGGCGTTGTAAGGGTCAAACCCGAAACAACGAACGTCGTATTCTCTTTCGATTATATGAGCGTCTAAGTCATCGTAGACTTGTTCCATGTCAAGTACAGTTCCTTCCATCACAATTAAACTTCCCTCTCGCATGAACTCATCATACTTCAGACGCATAGCCCCTGGAAGTTTACGCAATGTTTTATCTGTAATGTAGTTTCGAGTCTTAATTCCGAACGAACCATCTCTCAGTGGGAATAAGAACGTGAATGCACAGAAGTCATCCCCCTGCGATAAGTCCGCTCCAAGCGCACAAGGCATTCCCCAGAAGTCTCTTCGTCTGTGAGGAAGAGTTTCTTCATAAGTAAAGAAGTAAGTGTAACCTTCCATTGGTATTCCGAAACGTTTAGCTAGAATATCATTACGCACTGCTGGGTTTTTCTCGGCTCTTTCTACATCTAATTGGTAAGTCTCATAAGTTACTGTTTTTCCTATGTTTGGATTTGCTTTCATCCACGTATTAGGGTCCCCGACTTCTTCGATTTCATCCAGTCTGTAATACCATATGGAAACGTGAGGGTTGATGTAGTCTCCTTTTAGGATGTCCATTAACTCCATTTTGATTGTGTCGCCGCTTCCATTTCTTACAGTCCCTTCTGAACTCATAGCCACTATTAGATAGTCATCTAGTTTAGAAGCCCCCTGTTCTATGGCACCTATAACGTCTTCTCTTATGTCTCCTGATAACCATTCATCGACTGTTGCTACTTTACATCTTAATCCTTGAAGTTTATTAATATTCATAGGTCTTATCTCTAGTAACGATCCAGTAAGAAAGTTTTCTATACCCTTCTTGGTTGACGCAAGCTTTGTTCTATTGGCTTTAGAACCAGTTGTATTCTGTATAGAACCCTCAGTTAAGAACTTAAACAGAGGCCCTTTTGCTCTGGTGATAGCAGTTCTTGCTGGCGATAGTATTTCTTCTGCTTGTTTCATTGTTGGTGCTGTCGTTATTTGGTGGGTCGTGCTGACATCCACGTTCAAGTAATAATTCTGTATCAACGAACCGTACATTGATTTAGCCGCACCCCTCGCTACTATCAAGTATTGTTTGTTGATTAGTCTTTTCTTTATAGTTTTAGTTACGTATTTACCACCATGCCCATCAGGCGAAGGTTCGAATACGCTTCTTTCGACGAAATAATACCAACCAAACACTTGTTCGGCCCATAACTTAAACGAGTCCAATAAGTGAAGGTCTCCACCATCGGTTAAAGTTAACTCTTGCTCACAAAAATCAATGAAACCGTTTATGGCTTGGTCGTCGTAATATATTCCAGGATTCGCAATCAGGTCATCGATTCTGTTCATCTCCATGGAAATCTCTTTACATACTGGTATCTCGCCTCTTATTACAGCATCTCTGAATTTACCGTAGTAAATCGGAGTGGCAGTATTCGATAACGCCATTTTGAATTCTCCTTTCGTATATTAAGTTGTTATTTCTTTAATTCTTTTATAGCTAGAGCTATACTTAGCGCTGTACTTGTGACAGTTAATGCTGTAGCAGCATGATCCATGAACTTAGAAGCTTTTGATTCTCCCAGATCGATACGCTCTCTATTCTGCATCATACGTGTATAGTTCTCTTCCATATTAAGTCTATTAACCGCTTCACGTAATTCTTGATCAGACATGTTTCTAGCTCTTTCTCTTACTGCTTCTTCCACCGCTTTATCTGCTTTCTTTTGTTGCTTTCTAGTACGCTCGTTATGCATTTCTCTGCTAGCTCTATTTAATTCTCTAGCTCCATCTACCGCTTTTTTACCACCAGCTAATGCTGCTTTTTGCTGAGCATCATATTGTTTGTCGAAGTTTTCTGCTGAACCATAACGTTGTTTACCGGCAGGAGTTAAAGAACCGTCAGCATTTTGGTATCTTCTACGACCCCACTTTTGACCTTTAACACCATGATGCACTAACTCGTCAATTCTGTATTGCTTACTCACGCTATTCACCTCCTTTCGGAGAGTCTCCTTCTAGGTAAAGGCGCCATTCAAGCTCTGAAAGCATTCGATTTATACTATCGACTAAAATACCGCTTCCAGGAGGGTCAAACATTAACCTTACTTTAAGGTAAATATAACTTTTAACCATGTTGATTTGTTCTTTATCGATATAGTCATCCCATAACTCGGTCCCATCATAAATCAGGAAACCTTCAGGTGGTCCGATATTAAGTTGATTAAGGATAACCAAAACAGTATTTATATGAATTATTAGGTCTTCGTCGAATACTCTGTATTCTGGTTGAATTCCTAACAATTTCTTGATTGAATCCAATATACTATCCATTTTGAATCACCTCCTCCATGGACAGGTATCGTCTTTTGAACGTTCGACCATCTCGCCGAACAACATTTTATCATCTCCATAGTGTATTGCTGAGTGAGTTTTCTTGCTAGTACAAATTAGATACTCAGGATTAAGCAGAAAGTCGGATTGGTGTATTAGGTCATCTTTAGTTATAGGATTCATATGGTGTATAATTATTCTACTATCCATTTCTCTACCTGGAATACCAAGATCACAGGCGTTATCTCTAACTATTATCTGACTTCTTAACGATTTCCACTCTTGCGAATGGTAGAATTGCTGATTCAAGTATCTCTCAAAGCCGAAAGTCTCCTCTCCTACTTTCGCTACTAACTTTAGATACTTGTATCGCTCTTCGAATGTTGCTAACTTCATTAATTCTGTATAAGTTCTAATAATCATCGTCTTCATCTTCTTTGTCGTCGCCACTATTTTGTCCACTGTAGTTCTTCATTGCATTTATAGCATTAGTGTAAAGCTCTTCGATACGCTTAGCTGATTGTAGATTCTCAGTTTTAGCTTCTATAAGCTCTTTCTGTTTCTCTAATATCTCTCTTTCTATCTTTTCTTTAGTAGAACCAAGTTTCAAGTAGTGTGTAATTACTTGAGATGAGGCAGTCCCTTCGATAAGTTGCTTTTCTGCCAGGTCCACAGCTAGAGATATAAGTTGGTTCTCTCTGGCTTCTGGTGAAGTAGCAGGTCTCATTTTCTTTGGCTGCTCTTTTGGTGTACTTTGTTTTTTCTTAGCCAATCTTTATACCTCCTTTTTACCTAAAAATATACCACTTTACCAGGTGTTTTAGTTGCCTCCGAACGACTTTTCGGCGTTGAAAGGAGAGGGAAAAACACCGAAACCCAAATATCCGCACATTGGAGCTCGGAAGCAACTAGAGCACCTAGTAAAAAGGTCTCTAAAAATCAACCCCCGGAGAATTTTTTAAG